TCTCATCTCGCTGGCGCTCCTGGTCGTCCTGGTCGGGTCCTCGATGGGGTTGTGGGGATGAATCAGCAGGGCCCCACGCTGGCAGATTCCCGCGGCATGAAACGAGTCCGCAAGCTGGAAGACACCCGGCTCAACATCTGGCTGGCAATCCTCCAGGCCCAGGACAAAGTCGTCTGCATCGACCACGAGATCGAGGACCTCATGCTGCAGGCTGCTGCGGACCGGATACGGGCCCTGGTGGACCGGCCGGACCTTGGCGAGCTCAGGAAGGAGGCGTGGCTGTGAAAAAGAATCCGGCCAAAAAACCCCGGGCAAAAATGGGAAGGCAGACCAAATACGACCCGGATTACCACCCTCTCGCTGCATGGACCCTTGCGATCAAGGGAATGGTGGACAAAGAGATCGCGGCCAAACTCAGAATCTCCACAGGAACACTCGCCGCATGGAAAAACGCCCATCCGGACTTTCTAAGCTCGCTTAAGGAAGGAAAAGGCATTGCGAACGCCAAGGTGGAAAAAGGTCTCTACAAAGTGGCGACCGGGTTCAAATATAAAGAGCGGAAGAAGACCGTCGATACTTACGGTACACCGAAGACCGAAGTCACGACGAAATACGTTCCCCCAAACCCCACCGCCTGTATCTTCTGGCTCAACAAGCGCGATCCAGAGAACTGGCCCGGCAAGCAGGAACATGAGGTCACAGGGAAGGACGGGCTGCCCATCAAGGTAACCCACGAATACACACTCGTCGAGGGGGTGAAGCCCCCTGACAGAAAATAACGAACCGGTCAATATAATCCGGAAGTTCTGGGACTTCTTCGAAGAGAACGCCGATAAGGAAGAAGAAATACTATACGGCGGCAGCGGCGGCAGCAAGAGTCACACAACCTGCCAGCACCTCGTCACCGTCTTCTTCACGATCCCGGACCTTGAATTCATGGTCACTCGCAAGACCGGCCCCTCACTAAAGGCGACAACCTGGAAGATGGTCCGCAACACCCTTTCTGATTTCAATTATGTCGAGGGCCGGGATTTCACTCTGAACAAGACCGACAAAGAGATCGAGGCTGCCAACGGCAACGTCATGCGGTTCACCCCGATAGACGACCCGCAGAAGATCAAGTCAGCATCCTACAACGTCGTCTATGCGGAGGAGATCACCGAGTTCACCGAAGAGGACTTCTTCTTCATCAAGAACACGATCCGGCGCCCGAACACCACAGAGTACCGGAACAAACTGATAATGACCTTCAACCCGGTCGACATCAACCACTGGATCTGGCAGAAACACGTCATCCCGGCAAAGCCCGAGAAGACCGCGATCATCCACTCCACTCACTGGGACAACCCGTTCCTGCCGCAGGCGTATCGGGACCAGCTCGAAGCGCTCATCGATCAGGACGAGAACTTCTACCGCATTTACACCCTCGGCGAACCGGGCGTCCTGGAGCATACCATCTATCGGAATTATACGACCACTCCCTTCCCTTGCCCCATCAAGAAATCCGACGACCTCTTCTATGGGCTGGATTTCGGGTTCAACAACCCCTCGGCTCTCATGGAGATCTGCCTGCGGGACCAGGTCCCGTACATCAGGGAAATGATCTACGAGTCCCGTCTGACGAATGGCCAGCTGATCGACCGGATGAACAACCTCAACCTCGACAAGGGCCTGCCCTACTACTGTGACTCCGCCGAACCCGCCCGGATTGAGGAATTGAATGAAGCGGGATATAATGCAATCCCCGCCGACAAGAGCGTCAAAGACGGGATCGACTATGTGAAGCGCCACCGGCTGCATATCGACCCGGCAAGCGTCAACACCCTGAACGAGATCCCGGCATACTCCTACCGCAAGAAAGGCGAGCAGGTCCTGGATGAACCCGTAAAATTCCGCGATCACGCAATGGACGGGATCCGGTACGGACTCTACACCCACAGCAAGGATGCGCCAGGAGAGGAGATCCCAGTAGAGATCGCAACCTTCGGAGGGATCAAGATTGAAGATGAAAGGAGATTTCGATGAACAGACAATCCGGGCAAAATGTCCCGGGGATTTCGCCAAACCGGGCGTAATTCGTGGAGAAACATCATGAGNAGAAACCGANGAAAAAGACAGCAGATTGACAACNTATCGCCACCCGCAGACCGGAAGGCAACGGTGAAACAGGAAGCAGAAGGCAGCGACGTCTATACNAGCGGNGGCCTCAAATGGGTCGTGCCGAAGACTGACACCAAGCTCATNGAAGACTATTCCGAGAATGCCCTGCTTGCGGAGCCACTGAAGAATTGCAAGGACCTGATCTTCACCACGTATGAGGATCACCCGGCCCCCTGGGTCACCATCAAGGATCCGGATGGCAACATCGATGACGAGCTGAGCAGGCAGGGTCAGCAGATCGCCAAGGTCTGCGACTTCTACCCGGCGCACATACTGGCCTACATGGACCAGGAGCTGGGCGGGTGCTCGGTCTGGTCGCCCGGGTGGGGCACGATTGACGGTGTAGCCGGGGTATGCCCGATCGAGCTCCGCAACCTTCCATGGAACAGCTTCCGCGAACTCCCCGCAGGTTTCGTGGACGTCTACAACGACATCATGCCGGGCATCGTGATCGACCCGGTGACAGGGAAGACCCGGGTGTTCCAGACAAAGGACGACCGGTCGCGACCCGTAGAGATCCCGGACTCGGACGGCCCGTTCCCGAGCATCATCATTGTGCGGGACCCGACCACGCCAAAACCATCAGGAAAGCCGGGATGTCTCCCGATAATCAACCTCATCACCAACTACAATTATGCGGATAAGGCATGGAACCAGAAGATGAACCGGATCGCATCGCCGATCCTGATGCTGCAGATCACCAGTGCCCTGACCACAAAGATCGAGGAGTATGCGAAGAACGTTGTCCAGAAGTGGGGCAAGGACACGGGGTTCCTTCTCACGAAAGACATGATGCCGGTGGATCCACACCTGGTAGAATCAACCACCGCAGAGGAACGGCTCGCCTGGCTCAAGAAACTGGTCGATGGGTTCTACAACCCCGCCACGTTTGTGAAGAAAGACGGCAACTCGATCGGAGGATCTGACAGCGGGGCTACAAGCCTGGTGAACAAGAGGACCGTTTCGACCCTATCCCAGCTGGAAAGCGGTCTCGGAGAAAAAGCCCTACAGATATGGCTTGATGTAAATGGGTATGTCGGGTATTCTGCAGAAGTCCGGTACCCGCGCCCGGAGACACAGGACGACACGCAAACCCTTGCCGAGATCACCGAGGCCAACAAGAACGGCCAGATCTCCCGTGCCGAGGCCCGGCAGAAATACCCGAACCTGGACCTGCCGGAACTCACTCCTGAAGAAGAGGCCAAGATGGATGCAGAATTTACCGCCCGCAAGCCGGCGCCAATTCAGTTCGGAGGATTCGGAGGGCAGCAGTCCCAGGAACCTGACGGCAATCCCCCGGGCAGTCCGATCGGCAACCTGCAGCAGCGACCGCTTCACACCGAATCAACGCAGGCCTTCCGTGAGACCGAGGCCTCGCTCATCGCGGCCCGAAAGAAGTTCGCAACGGAAATCCTGGACGGCCTTGAGAAAACATACCCGATGAAAGAGGCATAACGTGGTCCCACCACCGGAAGCACTTGACCACATCATCTCATTCGCAGCGGAGTCCCTGAAGACCGACACGATCAAGGCCCTGACCGAAGGGGCCGTCATGTCGAGTATCGAAGGGCAGGAATATGCCGCATCGGGCGTAGGGGCCAGCTTCAATTTCAATCTCGTCAACTCATACGCGATCCGAAAGGCCCGGGAATATCGGGACCTCCTTGTCAACAAAGGCGGGTCCATGATCAATGGTGAGTTCAAACCATGGCTCGACGACATGATCGCAACGGATCGGCAGGCTGTCACAGATATCGTGACAAAAGGCATCGAATCCGGAAAGCCATTGCGGGATCTCCGCAAGGACCTCGATCAGGTCTTTGTCCAGGGCGAGCACAACAGCGCTCTGGTCGCATACCAGGAAACCCGACGGCTGCTGAACGATGGAACGAAGCAGAGATGGTCGGACGAGGGTATCCGGCAGGCCATCTTCCACCACCTTGATCCGCAGCTGGACCCGCGGCCCGAGCATCAGGCCATGAATGGCCGAGTCGTGGAGATCGATGATCCTGATATACAGGCGATGCTGAACGATTACAACTGTCACTGTTGGCTGGAGCCCATTATTGCCGGCACACCCGGAGGTGACTGATGTTCGAGGTCCCCCTTGGTGATAAGGAGAAATTGTATATTGCACAGTTTCCCGAGCTCTCGCATGGGGAAGTTGCTCGAAGTCTCCGGCAACTCTATAAAAAAATCAATAATGGCAAGCGATCCCGCATATGCGTGTACCTGTTCCGGCAGACCGAAGAGTACCGGAAATTGCAAAAAAAGATAGAGAAGAACCAGAAATCACCACTCTTTTAAGCAAAATACCCGTAATAATCACTCCGTTTGCGAATTCGTGGTTATATAAAAGGGACTCGAACGCCAATATGTACAATGCCTGAAAGCAGCGACATTACCAGCCCAATTGACAACGAAGGCACCTTTTCTCATTCGTCGCATGATGTAGACCTCCAGAGGCTCGACATCAACCTGCCCTATCCCGGCACTGCTTCAGGCAAACTGAAGTACGCAATCGACAATTTTGCCGGGACGGAAAGCGATTGGGACAAGGCCCTCGCGGTCTATGTGCCTAAAGGCGTGCCGATTCAGCACGTCGACCATGCTGCATTCGCCCGTGATCCTCATGGTGAGGCGCGGCGGCTTGGGTTCCGGATCGCCGGTCACCACGAAAACACAAGGGTGATCGTAGGATCCGGAGAACCACGGCTATCCTCGAAAGCGGTTTTCACCGACCCGGAAGTTGACAAGTACGCCCGCGAGGGTGTACTGTCAATCTCCACGGGCCTGGATGCAATGATCTTACCGGAAGGTTCAATCGCCGGGAAGGCCCGGCCGAACCACGTCCTGTATTTCCATCGCAACGAGAAGACCGTTTCAGGATCCCCCGCAACCCCGAACGATCTCGGGGCTCGCGTGAACAACTTATCGGAGAACAACATGGCAGACGATGACGTCAAGGGGCTCACCCAGTCCGTCAAGGACCTGGTCGGCCTCCACAAGGAAAACCCGCTGCAGAAGACCGTGGACAATCTCACGGCAGAATCGGCAGCGAAGGATGCACAGATTACCGCTCTGAAGACAGAGAACGAGGCCCTGAAGACCGCAAAGACGGCCCTGGACAACCTCATGGCAGAGCAGGCAACAAAGGCGAAGGATGCCGAATGGCAGGAAGTCAAGAACCTCCACCAGCCGGGNCTTTTCCACAAGGAGAAGGAAGCCGTCGAGCGTGCAGCCTACGATGCGAACCCCGCAANGTGGCTCATGNCCCATGTCGGCAACCTCCAGACCGTCAAGGCAAANCCCGCACAGGGAGCTGCAGCGGTAGGGAATCTCGATGACGAGACCACACCCTTCGATGTAGGGGCNGCCCGNGGCAAGCTGAACCCGAAGACCGGGGAGTTTGAAGGNGGTGCACAGTAATGGCATCNGACAAGCTCTTCCGGAAACCCCTGCTCGATGTCGTCCAGGGAGATCTCCTCGGCCCGATGTTCGGGATTGTGGGTGCGAATGCAACTGCAGCCAAGATGATCCCGGGCACGGTTGTGTGTTTCGATACCAACGACAATGAAGTCAAGGAATGCGGAGCACAGGACGTCTCCGGTAACACCGCGGCCCCGCTCGGGATTCTCGGTTATGAGGCCTCGCCGCTGGCATTCAAGCCGGCAACCAGGGACACAGCATATGCCCTCGGGGATCATGTGGCAATCCACAACACTCCGGGCATGCGGTTCCGTGGACGACTCGCGACCGGGCAGACGGTTGTCCCCGGCACCAAGCTCAAGGTAGCAGCTGACGGTCTCTTCACACCGGTGACCGCAGTGACGGACGCTTACTTTGCGTCTGCAATTGAAGGACTCACTTCCAGCGGTACTACCGCTTGCTGGATGGAGTGGGTATAATCATGTCAAACGAACTCTACCTCCTACAGCGCCAGTTCGACAAATCCATTGTCCCGGTCCTGCGCGAAACTCCGAGCGGCATGTCGCTCCTGCCTCTGAACACCGATTACCGCGGGCTCGGCAAATCTTCGGTCCGTATCGCCGGGTATAAGACCCGGTCCGGTGCCAAGATCGGCTTCGAGATCATGAAAACCGCAGGTGATGGCGTAGACCTGGACGGCTTCGACACTAAGATTGCAGTCATCCAGGATGATGCAACCATCAAGCGGACCGACTGGGAAGCATATGTCGAGAACGGCATCCCCATCAGCAGCGATATTGCCCTCGACATGATGGGCAACGTCCAGGCTGTCATCGACGACCTGATCTATCAGGGATACGTTGGCGACGGCACGGTCTACGATATCAAGGGTCTCTACCAGGTTGCAGGCACCGCAACAACCGGCGCCGTCACCAGCACGTTCGGCAACCTGCTGATCTCGGTCAACACCGCGATCGCCAACCTCGAAACCGCAGGCATCTATTCCCCGGGATGGGTCTGTGCACTGAACCCGGCGAACTATGCCGAGTCCGCATCGCAGATCAACTCCGGCGTCGTCGAAATGTCCGAAGTCCTCAAGGCGCTCGGCTCCGGCGGGCGTGTTGTCAAGAACAGCCGTGTCACGGCCAACTATGGCCTCGTGTTCCCGGCCCCGCTCGATGTCAACCGCAAGTTCTTCGATATCGTGGAGACGGTCCCGCCCATGCATGACGTCTACTTCAAGGACAACAGCAAGACGTCCGACATCGGGGTCAGGCTCATCACCCGCATTGGTCTCCGGTTCAAGCACCAGAGCTCGTCCGGCACCGGTACCGATATCGCGGTCAGCAAAATCTCTGGTCTGTGAGGTAGATCCCTCATGACCAAATTAATTTGCAAGGTCCAGCGGCTCTTCCTCAAAGAATCGGAACGTCCCCCCATTAAGGAAGGGGAGGTTTTTGAGGTCGATGAGAAGACCGCTGAACAGTACGTCCTCGGTGGAATCGCTAAACCCGTTTCGGCGGAGGAACCCCGCGCCAAGCCGCAGACAGAGACCCCTCCAGAGGAGACCGAAAAGACCGATACCGGAAAGAAGAAGCGGTGAGCAATGGCAGACGCCATCCCGCAGCCCCTCAACTTCGTGATGCCGGACGGCACAACCCGGCGATGGGACCCGGCGAACGAGCCGAAGCCATCATGGATCGGTAACGACAGCCGGGACCATTTCCTCTACAACTGTTATTCTCACCCCCTGGGAAAATTCTTCCAGGATGTGATCAAGGGCCGGATCGTTTCGATGATCCGGTGGGTCCATGATAGCGGGATCCCGCGGTATGACAAGGAAGCCTTTGTTTTCGATGACCCGCGGCTGCAGCTGCTGAACCAGATTATTACCGATGCAATCGAGGAACAGATTCAGGATTCTGACAAGGACCGGAAGCAGAAGATCCTCTCGGACTGCAGGGACATAGGTCTCTTCATGCTGAAAGAGGACATCTTCTATCGCCCACGCATCCTGCAGGCAATTGTCTCAGCGTCAAAAAAGGTTATCGAGAACGAAGCCAGCCTAACGAGTCTCACGGACACCGAGGCCCGCAACCTCGCGCAGTTCGGATGCCTCGATGGCAAGTCACACCCGGAAGATTTCTCCGACCTCCCAATGGAAGAGCGGATGAAACTACCGAAGCACTGGACGGGGTTACCATGACGACCTTCGACACTGATGCAAACGTCAAGACCGAGGTCCAGGACATCAGCACATACACGATCGGGACCACAGGCACGATTACTGACACAACATTTGGGATCTTCCTTACCAAGGCAAAAGCCCGGGTCACTCTTGACGACCCCGGGTTCACTCTGCAGCAATGCACCGAGGCCGTTGCCCTTCTCATCTGTCACCAGATCGCCCGGAAGAAAGGCCAGACTGGGAAAACCAGCTTATCGATTGGGAAATATTCCTACTCGAAGAAGCTGGCGAGCGGCCTGACTTCCTGGATGGACGACTACCTGGCAGCGGTCGCAGCGGTCCGGGGCGCGGAGATCGATGTTGATCAGATCAGTACGGCTGGCATCACCCGCGACGATGCGAATATGAACGGTCTCGGGCTCGACCAGAGCATCCCCTACGATATCAACGACGAGGAACGAAATGGCTGAAGAATACGTGACCGCAGGAGAATGCAAACTTCGCGGAGAACTCTACAATGAGAAACTCAAGTCTCTCGATTGTGAGATTGAAGGAATCAAAGAACAGCAGCGGGGAATCCGCGAGGACATCAAAGGTGTCCGGGACCTCCAGATAACCATCCTGTACGCCATCATAGGACTTGCCGGAGCCTCCGTACTGACCCTCATTGGAGTTGTTGCGGGGCGTGCGATCGATTTCGGGGTGTTCTTCCCATGATCAGGAGGTCTGATGGGCGAACTTGATGAGGTCCTCAACCAGAGCGTGACGATCGAGCCGTTCGTATCCCAGGATGTGAACGGGGATTTCACGTACGGTACCGGTGTCGCATACAAAGCCATGGTCCAGCGCCGGATCAAGATTGTCCGCACAATGCAGGGGGTCGAGGCCGTGAGCACTGCCTCAATCCTTATGGATGGCACTGTATCAGCAGCCCTCAACCCCTTCGGAAGGGATCGAATCACACTGCCTGATGGTACCCAACCCCTCATCATGGCGATCGAGGACGGGCAGGATGACCAGGGCAACGTGATCTATGTGGAGGTCAGCACCTGATGACCTTCGAGATCTCGTCCGATGTCACAGCCGGCCTCGCCCAGATGGAGAGGTGGAACCTTGGCGGTGCTAAGGTGGAGCTCTCCGGCACCAAGGAAGTGATGGAGAACCTCTCTCACATCCTGGTCGTCGCGGAGGACCGTGCCATGGCCAGGCTGAAAGTGAACTGCGAGCGTATCCTTGCAGAATCCCAGAAGGAAGTCCCTGTCGATATGACCTACGAGACCCGGTACACCAACAAGTACACCTTCAAGGGGATCCAGCTGACAAAGACCCAGAGGATCAAGCGTCGCGGCAGGATGAAAGGAGGTCTTCTCAAGTCCACCGGAACGGTTGAAGACGGTGCCGACGGCCAATCATTTCAGATCGGCTACAACACACCCTACGCACACCGGCAGCATGAGGACCTGACGTACCGGCATACCCGTCCAGGAGCGAAGGCCAAGTATCTGGAGGACCCCGCCATGCGGATCGCCCCGACCATTGCTGCGGATATCGCCGACGCACTCAAGGGGTTCCTATGACCGCAGAGTCGGATATCGCAGTCTACCTGGTAGCGAAGGGGCGGGGAACCCTGCCAGCTGCAGGCCCGCCGGTTGTCGTGGGCACAATCTTCGTCAACGAGAAGCCCGCTTCCCCGGACGCCGTGATCTGCATCTTCGGATACGCGGGCCAGGCGCCGGAATGGACCAACACCAACAAGTATGACAAACCAAGCGTCCAGGTCCTGGTCCGCGGTGGGAAGAACGCTGCAGGAGCTGCACGGACATTCATCGAAACCCTCTACAAGGATCTGGATGGAGTGACCAACACGACCATCAATGGCACGTACTACCAGCGGATCGAGGCGGCCACCTCCGGCCCCTCCCCGTTGGGAAAAGATGAGCTCGGACGTATGGAATACGTCTGGAATTTCTACACATCAAAAACGAGGTAAAAAACATGGGAGAACAGGCTGAATCAGCGGCAGGCTACCACGTAATCTGGGGAACCGGTTACATTGGGGAATGCCCTGACCTAAAAATTCCGGATAAGACCCGGAACATGATCGAGAACTCCACTCATGACGCCCTTGCGGCGAATGGTGGCCAGGAGACACAGAGCCCGGGAACCATCACTCTCGGGAAGGGCAGCGTCAAGATCTACTATATTGGATCCACCGTCCACGACTCACTCGAAACGGATTTCGATGCAAAAACAGAACGGACTATCTACTTCATCCGTCCCTCCAACGGGGCGCTTGCGGGAACCTGCAGGAAGGGAACCGCGATCATCTCAAAGATGGCCGAACCTGTGGACAAAAAAGGACTGATCACCTGGGAAGCGGAAGTAACCATGACTTCGGGTCTGACCACCATCAAGACCCCGGCAACCGGCCTGTCCACGCCGTTCTTCGTTGTCAGCGATGATGACACCCCTACCCCGAACACGATCACGCCGGTACCTGCAGCAGCCGCTGCGGTGTATGCCTACGAGGTGGAGCTCTACAGCGACACGGCAACGTTCACGATCACTCCGACCTTCACAGCAGGAACCTGTTATGTGAACGGGACCTCCGTGGCGACCGGTGTCGCATCCGGTGCCATCACCGCGCCAGCAGCAGGGAAGAAGATGTACCTCCCGGTCGTGCTCTTCGAGACCTCAAAGACACCGAAGATATACCTGCTCATCTGCAAGAAGGGGCCGGTTGCACACCCGTGAGGTGACCCATGACCGACCGATCCGTTCCGATTCAGCTGGACAAACTCCGGCACCTCCGGTTCACGTTCAACGATATCGCCGACATGCAGGCGGTATCCCCCGGGATTTTTGACAAGGACCTTACCGATTTCTCGGTTGTCCGGACCTACCTATGGGGCGGTCTCAGGCATGAAGACAAGGACCTGCAGCCGTGGCCGGCGGGAGAGAAGAAGATCGGCGAGATTNTCGAGACNCTCCTCGANGAAGANCGGATCACCGTTGCGGANATTGTCCNGAAATGCAACGAGGCGATGGCCGTATCCATGACCATGACCTCCATCCGNAAATCGAACGCCGAGNGGAAAAAGACNGAGGGTGNGGCAGGCACCCCCGCAAAAAACTAGCGGGCGAGTGGGTCGCCGCGATCGAACCGCTCGCGTATGGGATCTGCAGGATGACACCAGAGCAGCTCTGGAACAGCACACCTGCAGAATTCCATGCAGTCCTCGCGGCACGAGTCGAGGACCGGGGAAAGCACGACAAGAACATCCTGGAATGCCTGGACACGATGAATGCAAAACTCTGCGAGATCGTCGTCAAGGCACCCTACATCAAGGACCCGATAGACCGGGACCCCTCGGAGTTCCATGTCATGGAAAAAGAAAGTGAGGAACCGCCCCTGGACATGACCCCGGAAGGTATCCAGGAACGGGCATTTACGAGTTTCCAGAAGGTGAGTGGTTGAAATGGTAGAAGCAGGCAGTATCTGGATTCGGCTCGGCCTCGACCCGAGCGAGCTCCGATTCGGTCTCGACAAGGCCAAATACGGACTCCTCGAGTGGCGGGGGCAGGTCAACGAGAACAGCATGGAGATGGCGAAGTGGGGCGCTGCAATTGCCGCAGAAGCAGCCCCGGCAGTCGCCCTCGGTGCAGCCATCTATGACGCCACCACCAAGGCCGGGGCATTCGGAAAAGCCGTAAAGGACAACGCCCGGGACCTCGGCCTGACAACCGATGAGTACCAGCAGTGGAGCCATGCTGTTACCGTNTCCGGNGGGAACAACCAGGCATTCACGGANTCNGTCCGNATGATGACCGTGAGGATGAAAGAAGCCCTGGATCCNACATCNGAGATCGGCAAACAGTTCGCGGATCTNGGGGTGAAAGTCACCGACTCGAACGGGAACATGAGGANCACGAACGAGGTCCTCCTGGACACGTTCACNGCCATCAACAAGCTTCCGGAAGGGTTNGCCCGCAACCAGGCGCAGATGNTCATNTTCGGNAAAGGCTTCTCGAATATCTCTGANCTCGCGGGTATGAGCCGGGAACAGATCCAGGGACTTCTTGACCAGGCGCCGGTCATTGACAGCGACAAGATCGCGAAGATGGATGCATTCAACGATAAGCTCGCCCTGGTCAACGAACAGTGGACCCTGATGTATGCCGAGCTCGGGACTGAACTGATCCCGGTGGTCGAAGAACTCCTGCCGCTCATCCAGGACTACGGGATCCCCGCGGTTGCCGAGCTCGCAACGGTCCTGGAATATGCCGGCCGCGGTTTTCACATCGTTGGTTCCGAGGCGAAGGCAGCCTATGAGATCATCAACAATCACGATCTCGATGCTGCAAAGAAAGAGATGGAGGACCTTGCCTCTTGGATAGATGCAACCAGGACCGATGATGCGAACAAACTGTCGGGATATACCGAGGGTGCCTTCTGGGACAGCGTGAACAAGAAGTGGGTGAAGCCCACGAAGTCAGGAGGCAAGGCCCCGGAGGTCGTGGACAAGAATGCCGAGCAGGCCGAGAAGGACCGGGTAACCGCCCTTGTCGATGCCTGGAAGGAATATCAGGATGGTATCAAGAAGGTCCAGGAAGAGACGAAAAAACTGCAGGACATCAACAAGGACTTCACCCGCGAGATGTCGACCCTGAATCCGCGAGATGTGAGTGCAGCCCGGAACCTGATCATCAAGCACAACTATGCGGTCCAGGACCAGCAGGCCGCGTCGATTGCAGCGACCCAGGGCCTGAGTGCATCGGCAACCGAGTTCAACGCGATCCGGGCGGGCATGCCCCTGGACAAGGTCATGGGAACCAAGGAATACACCGAGGCCCAGGCAAAGAAATCCGGCGATCTTATCATCAACATCGAAGGCAAGCAGCTCGCCAGGATTCCAGGAGTAGCGACAACCTCTGGCGAGCGCTCTCTCATGCAGGCGGGATTTTGATGGTCGCCTGCACATTCAACGGAGTAACGGTCCACTCGCGCAGCGTGGAGTCGGAGAGCGCCAAGGGGGCCTATACTTACGAGGTGATCCTGCTCTGCCGGACCGGCACATACTCGGACATCACCAGCCTCGAGGCCCTGCAGGGACACATAGGGACCCAGCTGCTGGCATCCGGGAAGACAAGGATCCAGACCACCGGGGGAACCAAGGCAACCCTGATCCTCAACGGTGTCACTCATTTGAACTGCTACATCGCCGATCTTACGCACCGCGAGGTCCCGAACGCGCTGCCATTCGACCGGTGGGAATACACTGTGAAATTCATCCAGGAGACCATATGAGACCAGATCGAGATTTACTCTACAACAGACCGCCGCTCCCTGTACCGGGCATGTCCCGGTTTGAACTCATCCATGAGGATTCCGAGGGCAATGTACTGAGTTATGACTGCGATTACGGCACGGGCGTAGCAATCCGGGCGGGTATCGGCCCGCACCAGATAGACAGTGATATCCCCTTCATGCCCCCGTTAGGGCCCCTGGGTGGAGCCCTCATCATCATCCCGACCGTAGGCCATGCGAAATTCGCAACCGATATCGGTGCCCTGACCGGCTGGACCATGGCGATCGGGATCGGGACTGGAGCGGAAGCGGCTGGAAATACGGCTCTCTCAAGCGAGATCACCACCTACGGGGGCGCTGCAGCATCAGTGACACCGACCGTGCTCACGAATGTGGTCACATGGACGCATCAGTGGACGTTCACAACCGGCGCGAACTTCGCCGTCATAGAGGCCGGAGTGAAGAAGGACACGATCCTCATGATGCGTCACCTGTACTCTGTGGCGAAGAATGTAGTGACATCGGATAAGCTAACCGCAACTCTGACTGATACCCTGTAAGGAGGACGAGAATGACATTAACAAAAGGAACCCCATCAGCAATTCTTTCGAACAAGACCGCTGCCGCTGCTGGCGCGACCACGCTCACAGACTGCACCTCAATAGACACCGATGCCAGTACAACCCTGGCACTTGAAGTGAAGGTTACATACGGAAGCTCGGCGACGCTCGCAGGGACCGTCAAGGTCTTCGCATCTTATGACGACACCAACTTCGATACCGATCCTGTCGAGCAGTTCGATCTCCCATTCACTACGAACACCACTAAATCCCAGACGTTCCTTCTGACACCCGCCCCGAGATACATGAAGGTGCAGGTAGTGAATAACGAGACGGCAGAAGCAAACAAGGATATGACCGCTGTCTATGTCTATATGCACAAACAGGATGTATCGTAGGAGGCTCTGAGATGGGCCTTTACGGCACATGGAAGTATCGGGCGAATGTCAGGATCGCTAACCCTACTTCGGTCGCGAACTACCAGCACAAACTCACTCTTTCATGGCTGCCCGGCATGCGGGATGACTTTCGCGATATCCGGTTTACAGCTCTGGAAGGAATCAACTGCTCTTACTGGATTGAGTCATTTACTTCGAAGGTTTCCGCAGTAATTTGGATAAAAGTCCCGCCGGCCAATCAGAGATATATCACCCTCTTCTATGGCAACGGAAGAGTATCTAGCGCGAGCAGCGGCACGGCGACATTTGTATTCTTCGATGACTTCACCGGAGCGGCATTAGATACTGGCAAATGGACGAACACAGGATGCAGTGGCACGCGGACGATTTCCGGCGGGCTGATGAATGACGTTACGACAAACAGGAACATCATCAATGGCATCACGGACACTAACGATGCGACGGTAGTCACTTCCGGGAGATTCCGAGAGAACTCCAGAACCGGGGCAGACACAGGGGTTAGATTCGGCATCAAGACGAATGGCACGTCTGGGGGGGCAAAGTTGTGCATGAGATCTGGCCAAATCGCTCCCCTGAACGAGGGAGTGGCATGGGGGAGCAACCTCCAGACATATAATGCCTCAGAATGGTATATCTTTGAGATCCGTCACAACTACACCAATACCTTCTATTATCGCGTCGGGCACTCAGGATCATGGAGCTCAATGGCGATGAATCCCGGCGGGACTCATCTCTGTGTTGATGCCATGGTAGCATCCGGCGGGTCTCTGAATTTAGACACAGACTGGGTCTTCCAACGCAAATACGCCGCCACAGAACCGACGCTCACCACTGTCTCCCATAAACCCAATCTTTCTACCAAATGGAATTATGTAGTCGGTGCTCCGACCGGAGAAACCTATGCTTTCGATCCCGTAAATATCGATCATGGGATGATTGCAGATTTAGGGGTCTTCGAGTATGACATAGGAGTGGTAAATGTCCCTCAGGGAATGAGTCCTGCAGTCGGTATCGTCGAATATGACCTTGCGACATACAATATTTTCCATCCTATATACCCGACAGCTTCGTGGGCCCAAATAATCGATCCGGTCGTTGATAGCGGGTATCTTATCGGGGTCACGGTCTCCCAGAGTATGGACGATGCCATGGCCGAGGCCGTCTTCGAATACGACGGCAATGAGATCGGGAACTATTTTTCAGGAGACTACATGACACAGATCCATGTCAACATCCCTGACCATCTCGGGGTAAGCAACTGTGTCTTTGTCGGAATCATACCCTCCTCCCATGCGGTCTATGACGTGGCAAAAGATAAGATGACCATGAGGGCGGTTGATTACGGACTGTTCCTGACAAAACAGACAATGGAAATCAAGGATCTCTCGCTCTTACCTCCGGACGACCAGGCTGCCGAGGGATCTAACGTTGCAAAAGAGCTCCATTACGATGGAAAAATCAAGAATTTTCAGATTGGGATGACCGTAACTGGTCAGATAAGCGCCGCAACGGGAACGATCGTCTCATTGGTATCAACAACCGCCCAGATGATGACACTCTACCCGGCCACGGGAAAATTCATCGACGACGAGATCCTGCGGGTCGGGGGTGTTGATTATGCTGTGGCAGATGGCCGATCAATCGATATCCCCTATACGCCCTATTATGCCACCGTCTATCCGGAGGATTGGGTCCGGGCGATCCTTGGTGGCGATAACTGGATGCGAACCACCGGGATCGAACCGTGTTACCTAGAAAATTCCGGGGGATATTGGGATACTGCCATCTGTCCTGCAGTCCCGTTCATGTTTGGCAGCTTGGAGAAAAAACGGGATGCCTTGAAACGGATGGCGGCGTATATGAGCTATCTCTGGCATGTCAAACCGCGAAACCTCGGGAATGGGAATTATGTCCAGTCCGGGTATTTTATCCGACAGACCTCAATTGATACCCTCCTCGGCCTCCCGGCAGCGGCCACCATCGCCGGGCCAGATAATTTCGCAGGGCCAATCACGCTGGACCAGGATGGGGAACTTCAGGTCGATGTTGTCAAGGTCAGATGCCAGACACTGGAAGGATATTGGAAAGAGGCAATCCGGTCGAACAGTTATTACGACGCCGGAGAGGGACCTTATCGAGAATTTGCAGATGAGCCGAAAGATATCTGTACCCAGTTAGATCTCGATGCATACGCCGCTGATATGTACAACATGTATTCTGCCCGTACCTGTTCATGGTCTGCCACGCTCCTTCAAAGGTCGGATCTCCAGCTTTACCAGCTCCTGAACATTTCCGGAATGGGGATAGAAGTACCTGACGGAATTTATCGAATTATCAAGATTTCCCACGAATTCGGTTGCGCGAAGAATCTCACGCACATTACATTCATGCTGAGTTCATCCTTCTCAACGCTCCTGAAATATGGTATGACATACAAGGACAGCATATCAAAGGTCCAACAGATTGTCGAAGGGCTGGAAAACCGGAAACCTCAAATTGAGCTTGCGACCGTGACCGCCACCGATGGATGGACGATCACCTATACGACCGAAGCCGGGAATGCTGGAAAGGGTAGAGATAGCACCTCCACCCCGGCAATAGCCGGGGCGATCCCGGTCGGGGCAAAGGTCCAGATCCAGAACAGCCGGGGGGGTATTATTTGCATCCCTATTGTAGCGGCATCCGGATCGAGCACTGATCTCCTTGTCGTAGGTGTTCCTACTATCGTCAGTGCAACCGTTGATCCCGCCGATCATAATTATTGGTTCCTGACGTGGATAGCTGGAACGAATAATCAGACCGTCAGTGTAAATTATCAGACAACCGGATATCCTTCCGCCCCCGGTGTGGTGCTCCCCTATGGAAACCCTGCGAGTTGCAGATCGGTAAAATACCCCCTCGTGACACACTCTGCCCGTATAAGATTTTCAGGACCTAACACCGGTTATTACATCAAATTATGGGGTGAAAAAAACGGGGTATATAGCGCGACCGGTGCAACTGCAACCATCACATCAGGGGCAGATGTTACCGTGGGAGACATTGAGGAGCCGGAACCGATAGGAGTGATTGACTACCCGATATCAGGCTTCTTCACAGGTTTTGAGACGTTGTCGGATCAGGTTTATCCGGTTGCCACTCTTAGTGCTTTCTCTTATAATGGCACGGACAATATCTACATCGGAGGCCCGCCGACGTATACCCCAGACTATTATGGGGATGCCCGCGACGGATGGGGCAATCAGCCAACCCCGAGGTATATGATGGTGGATCAGTCGCTCGTAATCCGTACAGTCCATGATACTATCACAGTCGGGGGTTTGGGATATTTCGGATGGTTCGCCCCGGTTAATATCAAGAGCATCCTGGCCACGGGATTGAATACCATCACAATTGAGCTACATCACGGAGTGCCGGGATATTACGGGGTATCTGCGTTATGGGTGAGGACCTATTACCTGTGACCTCTTTTTTCAGGCATACGATTATCCCCTCAGAAAAATTATTGAAATAATATGCAAAAGTGGCAACTCGCTGCTGTCTTTCTTGGAATCGCAATTATAACCTCCCTTACCTGCGGGTGTATGAGCCAGGCATCACTGCAGCAACCGATCCCGACCGCCACTGCAACGATTCCCCCGCCATCTGTGACAGTGAAAGAAACGACCCGACCAGTGGCCTGCCACATGGAGGGAGAGGCGAAAGTCTGCTTGTATACTGACATGACCCCGCCCCCCCTCGTCACCGCGATGAAGAAGACGGTAACAGTCCCAACCCCGGAGGAGATCCCCCAGATGGACAGACTCCCGGAAGAGATTTCCGGATCCATTGCACAGCCAATCACTCTCACCGGGGTCGGGAATCAGATCGTCTGGTTCGAGACACAGGCACCAGGTGTCGTGAATTTCAAAATGAGATATAGTGCCGGATTAGGCGAGGTAAAAAACTGCGAGGAAAAGAAATTCGAGGTTTCTCTAGCAGGGAAATCAGTCGATACAAAATTATATTCCGGTGGATCGGGGAGTACGCAGAACCCCGTCAGGACGTTTAATCTCCTTTCACCAAGTCGATATTCGCTCTCGGTGAAAGGTTGCTGGGGTTGGCAGATTACCGTCTCATAAGGAGTGTCACCACATGCAAAAATCCGGATATTTCCTTCTTCTCCTGGTTTGTTTAATTGCGATCACGGTTGCGGGGTGTTCGGGACCGGCAACAATACCGGCGTCCGGTTCACCGGCCGTGACCATCTCTGAATCCCCCGATCCGATAATCGGCTCCTGGATGACGATCGGAGACTCCACACTTTACTATGTCTTCAGGCCACAAGGTTATTTTTCATCTGGTGAACTGAAGAGCCCGGGATTAACCCTTGTTGGGAAGTGGGAAAGAGTCAAGGAGAATGAGTATCTTATCACGATCGACGGTGCAGCGCCAATGACCATTATCTACGTCCCGAACGGCGATTATATTTACGACAACATCATGCCGGCAGTGCACGCAACGAGATATGCAGTGACACCGTCGAGTAAATAATTTTTTAAAAACGATGCGAGGGATGGGATTCGAACCCAAGAACTCCTACGAGATTAGGCCCTCAACCTAACGCCTTTGACCTGGCTTGGCTAC